CTCAACTAATTCTTTTCTTTTCTCAACTAATTTTTCTGTTAATGCATCTATAATTTCACCTATATTCATAGTAAATAAACCTGGTAAACTAGGTAATCCTAATTCATCCCAAATTTCATCAAACTTATCTATCAACCCTCCGAAAGCACCATGTAATTGACCAGTTAGAAATTCTTGTATCTTTGTCTTAATATATTGCCATGTGAGTTTTGCTTTCCATTCATTACATTTCACACCTAACTCGCCATCAAAACCTTTAAATGAATCAGGTATCAATGCAAAAAACTTATCTACTTCAGCCGCTATTTGTGTTTTGACTTTTAATTGTTCTTCAGCAGTTGTTATTTTAAGAATGTCTATTTCTATGCCTAAAAGATTTACTTTTAATTCTACAGGTATAATTTTAGCTACCAATTCTGCAATTTTAGCAGGCACAAAAATTTGAAACTCTTGTAGTAATTCAGTAAATGCATCATTGGCTTCTTTTTGCCAATTACGAATTGTTCCTTTTTCCCAAAATGGCGATAAGATGTCTGCAAAACCATCAATAAACTTTTCGATATCTTCTACAATCTTGTCTATTTCTTCTTCGACTTCTGCTGTAAGTTCATCACCTAACTTTACCTTTTCTACTTTGAGTTTACTAGGTATTTGTGCAAGTTTATTAAAAGAATTGACTAAATCTTCTTTTGTGGGTAACGAAAATATGTCTGCTTCTGGACAAGATAGTTCCGTTGGTATCGTAGCTGTAAATGCCATTATGAATTAAGTTTGATTGTTTGGCCGTTCATAGATATAATAGGCGCCGTCACTGTAATATTATCTGTTCCATCAATTGTTGTTGTGCCTGCTACATCTGCCTTTAAATTACCACCTACATCGAGTGTGGCATCTCCTAAAACTTTTATGTTTACTTTACCGCCTATAAAGATTTCATCATTATTTAATATAGCAGTATAGTTATCTTTTACTATTCTTGTGTGTGCATCACCGTCTGGTTGCCATTCGAAATATGTTCCCGATCTGTGTTGTAATGATACTCTCTCATGACTTCTACTATCATCTAACTCAAATAAATGACCAGACTCAGTATATGTTGCATGATTGAAAGGGTATTGTGGTTTTGCAGATGATTTGACCTCAGAAAATCCTCCACCTATCAAACTCAAATCTCTTGATAGAGGCGCAGATGTGTGTGCATCTTTTCCGTCTTGTGTGCTAAACACATTTATATCAGATGCATCTTTTACTAATGGATAATATGGGAGTGTTTTTTCAGAATCTTTAAATTCGTCTATTTGTGTTAAACCTCTGCCAGTATAATCAAATATATGACCTTTAGGAAGATGTGGATAAAAATCTAACCCTTTATCTAGGCCATGAGTTCTCGATTTAAAATGATCTGGATTTGTTGCATCTGGTTTTCCTTGCACTGCTTCATAATCTTTAGATTCTACTCTTCTAGGGTCATTAAATCCGTAATCTGGAGATATATCGGTACCGATATCTTTTTCATTTTCAATAAAAACTTTTTGAGATACACCTTGATTTACGCCCAATACTAAAAACTGTTGCATTGCTTTATCTGTAAAAACACCTATTACTGATGTGCCTTCAACTAGATTATGATTTTTTCCTAACCCGCCTAAACCTGGTGTTGTGACAGGCATAATTACATGAGCCCAAGGTAAGTCTGGTGTTGCAACAAACCGTTTTTCATGAGTATGCACACCACGAACACGAACTCTAACACGACCTATTTTTAATGGGTCTCTTCTATCTTCTATTATTCCGAAAAAATGTCTCATTATGAATTTTTATCTCCTGTAGGTTCTTCATCTAAAGGTGTATAATTGACTAAATCAGTATCGTATCCAATTTTAATACATTCTAATCTCATTATGCCTCTATTCATTATAGGTTCTATCTCATGGTTTACTTTAGTAATTAGATAACTACCGTTATCCATTTTATTTGACGCTTTCTCTGAATTTGGTTCTACGAGTGGTAAACTTAATCTGATCATGGTACCACAAGAAATATCTGTTCTAAATGGTATGACTACACTTATCTTTAATTGATCCATCAATAATAAAAGTGAGTTTCTTTTACATAATGCATCATCTTTAAATTCATTTGCTATATATTCTTGTTTGTTTTCACTAGATGTAGAATCGACCAATTGATCTGAAACACTAAAAATATTTGTAGGATTAATTCTATCGAAACTTAAAGCATCAGCAGACAAAGTTTCATTTAAAGAAAGTGTTTGATATTGATCTAAAATGTCTGGAACATTTTGGCCGTCACTTCTAGTTGCTTTTGAAACTTTCTCGGCATAATCTAATTTAACTAAGGGGAATATATTATTTTTTTCTTTAATTTTATGATAAGTTTCTCCAGAATCATAAGACATAACTCTATCTATTTTTCTAATAGGATCATAACTCGTTAATTTACTAGCATAAGCTCCACCTAATATCGCTTCTATTAAGTTCGCTCTTTTTGGTCTTTCGAATTCTAATATTTGTGTGTTAAGTCCTGTATAAGGCGCATTCATATTAGGGTCATCTTCACCAGTAGCAATATCTATTCTAGGATATGTATCAAATGTGACTGGTGTTTCTAAGGTTAACATCTTAGCAAATGACATAAATCTATTAACACCACCAAAAATTGTATCATAAAAAAACATATCATTTTCAAAAGGAGATTTAGTTTCAAGTTCTTTAGCAGTCGCTACAATATAATCTGTCAACTCTGTAAAGGTCCAATCTGGACAAACTAATTGTTTGTTTTCGCCATCTGATTTTTCCCAATGATCAGTTAAATTTGCTGGTTCTTCTCTATCTTTAAAACATAATTCTCTGTATTCTTTAAGTAATATGTCTGACCACGAACCGAACAATACTTTAGATATTCTTTTTTGATTTGTTAAAAAATATTTTGGGTCTACAAAATGTAAGACATAAGTTTTTGCATTTATTGTATCTAATACCTTTTCATCAGTAATAGAGTATATTCTAAATGTTCTAAAAATACTATTTTCTTTAGTTGCATAACCATCTTGTGTATTTGTATCATCTCTTGGTCTTATTTTAACTGTAAGTGATTCTTGGCCAACTAATTTAAAATTCTTTATTAATTCTCTAGAATCAACTACACTTAATCTTCCTGAACAAAAGTATTGATCTATAGATTCAAAAAAATTTATGTTTGAACAAACTTGTGATATATCTATTATATCGTCATCTTGATTGACTAGACAAATCGAGTCAATTATGCATTCGCCTTGTATTTTCATTTTTTATGTCAACATTACTTCTTCAAAAGCGTTTACTATTTGAGGAACTTTTTCTGGTGTAATAATTTTTATACTTCTTTTTTTATCGTTTATTTCTACTTCATTTTCATAATTAGTGACACTTGTATATCCTGTAGCACTAGAATTTCTTTTCAAACCATCACTGTTTATATAATGACTAATACCGTCTTGTTGATTTATAACAGATGTTGGTGTAAATGATTTATCGCTTACACTACCAGTAATTAGTTCATTTGCAACAAAACTATCACCCTCTATACATATTCTATTCATGATAGGTTCTACTAATATAACTCTTCCTTCTGATGATACACTCGTGACTTTTTCACCTAAGAGAAATTTAGATGATGATGAAACTATATCTGTTGAAGAACTTGCAATTGCATATTGACCGATATATTTTTTGTTCATGTATTCTTCAAATACAAGAGAATCTTTATACCAATCGTAATAATTTTCTATATCATTTACTAGAAAAAACAACCAGTGTAAATCCGCATCGTTATATAGTTTAGTTGCTAATACATCAGGTCTTTCTCCTTCTTTAATTTCATATTTTGTATATTCTACAATTGATGAAACAGCATCTTGTTCGATTTTTGATTTTCTAAAATAATCTTTTATATTAACTATTTTATTATTAGATAATTTATATGATATTGTTGGAAAATTTTTAAAGTATTGATTAGCCATATGTATTTAACCTTATATACTATTATCACCCACACCGAATGGGTTTTGAGTAGTGTCGTAACCAGAGACTTCATCATTTCCTAAATTTACACCTCTAGATTGTAAATCACCAATAGAATCATTTAAGTCAGAAGTAGCTCCGAATCCGTTTTGTGCCATTTCAGCTCTCACATCTTCGTAATTTGCTAGTGTCATGGTTTTGATTTCTAAAAAGTTTAATGTTAATTGTATATGATTCGGCATACCGTCATAAAAAGTTGAAAATTTTTGACCACCTGTGTAATCTACTTGTGCGTTTGTGCAAACAGCTGGTAAAAAACCGTCTATCTTATCTGCCATAGGGCCAGAAAAATATATATCGAAAACATTAGGATAACCATAATAAGTTGCATTTAAAAATTGTCCCCCTACATTTTCCTCAGCAAGATTATCTGCATCAGGAGTTCCACCTTTACCACTTGGTCTAAATGTATCAGGTAACATTGATTGTCTAAAAACTTTAATAATGTTTCTAACTTCAAGTGCTTCTGCTGAATCTTTAGGATAAAAATCAAATGTAAAATCCCATGATCTAAATGGCACAGAATCTAATAATTGTTCTTGTTGAGGATTCTTTGCAATACCTTGTCTTAAATTAGGAATATCACCACCTATTCTATTAATAGTCATGTTTATAAACTCTCTAGCACCTTCTCCTATTTCTTTTCCTGCTGTGTCAAAGAAATCTTTGCTTCCTATTTTACTTAAAACATTTGCTATACTTCTAGCAAAAGGACTTATACCCTCTGCACGATAAGAAACACTAGCTTGAGATATTAGTGAATCTGGTATGTAGAGAGCTATTGTTCTTCTTTTAAATGGACTATCATCTATTGGTGTAAAATCACCAGATGGTACCTTCTTTCCATCTGGACCCTCGACCATAACTGGTTCACTTAGTGTGTCTTGTGTCAATTTGCCTCTGGAGTTTGAAAACCCTCTATCTTTTCTAGGTCTAATATCGAAAGTGAGATAATTAGCAAGAGGATCATATTTCGGATATATCAAACTATTACCAACCTCTTCTGGCACTTCTTTTACATGTGATAAAGCAGATTTTGAAGCTCTTAGGCCTACTTCCATATTTGCTTGTCTTTGTTTTAATAAAGTTTCAGCTGATTTTCTAGCATCGCCTAACTCATCGATAGCAGATTGATAACCTATTGCTTCAATTTTACTGGTTATACCTTTGATTGTATTGAGTGCGTTTTTAGCTTTGTTAAATTTCTGAATAATTTTATCGATTTTTGCCATATAAATAACCTTAAAGTCTTAATATAGTTATTTATGTCGTATAGTGGTAAGTTTAAACCTAAGAATTACAAAAAATATCGAGGTGACCCTACAAAAATCTTTTATCGCTCACTTTGGGAGCGAAGATTTATGGTTTACTGCGATAATAACTCAAAAATCATAGAATGGGGCAGTGAAGAGATAATAATACCATATAAATCGCCTTTAGATCAAAAAACCCATAGATATTTCCCCGATTTTTATGTAAAATATATTAATAAGGATAAAAAAGTAGTTCGTGAAATCATTGAAGTAAAACCGAAGAAACATCTTTCGCCTCCGAAACAACCGAAGCGAAAAACTAAACGATATCTCAATGAAGTTGCAACATATATTAAAAATCAAGCAAAATTTAAAGCGGCTGAAGAGTATTGTAAAGATAGAAGATACAGTTTTAGAATACTTACAGAAGACCAACTACTACCAAAAAAATGAAAACATATATTTTTGACTTAGACGGCGTTATTATAGATTCTAAACACATGATGGAACAATCATGGAACACATGCATGTTAGAACATAAATTAACTCAAACATTTGATGATTATTTTAAACAGATAGGCAAACCTTTTCGTGATATCATGAAAGAATTGAATGTTGAAAATGTTGAAGCAGTCAAACACACTTATGATAAGACATCTTTAGAACTCATGGAGTATTGCTTAGAGTTTTACGATGGTGTAGAAGACACATTAAAAGAAATAAAGAAGAATAGTAAGATTGCAGTAGTCACATCAAAGACTGCTGAGAGAACAAATGTAATTCTAGAACATTTAGATGTAGAATTTAATTATGTTGTAAGTCCTAAAAAAGGTCTGAGAGGCAAACCAGCACCAGATCAGATTCTTTTTTGTCTTGCAATGACACACACTGACCCTAAAGATGCAGTCTACATAGGAGACATGCAAGTCGACTATGAAGCGGCTACAAGGGCAGGTATAGACTTTATACATGCAAGTTATGGTTATGGAAAATGCAATCACTCAGTAAAATCGATAGAGAATCTAAACTCGTTGTTGGATTAATACCAGCAAGGTGGCATTCGACTCGTTTCGAAGGTAAACCTTTGGCGTTAATTAATGGCGTGCCAATGATTCGTAGAGTTTACGACCAGGCATGTGCATCAGAAAAATTAGATACAGTTGTAGTATTAACTGACAATCAAAAAGTAAATGAGTATTGTGCAAAACATGAAATGCGTTGCATAGTAATAGATGATGATGTGCGTTCTGGAACAGACAGATGTGCGAAAGCGATCGAGTTGATTGACGGTGATGTATTCGTAAACATTCAAGGCGATGAACCACTAATCAATCCTGATGCAATAGATACTTTAGTAGAACAGTTTGATAAGTCTATTGGTATTGGTAATGCGTATGTCTATGTCAATGATAATTATAAATTACATGATAGTAATGTTGTAAAAGTTGTGACTGATCTGAGCAACAATGCAGTTTACTATTCAAGATTTGGTATACCTTTTCATAAGAAAGAAGAGGTGCCTTTCAAACAACAATTAGGTCTATATGCATTCAATCGTCATATGTTAGAATTGTTTGTAGAACTAGAAGTTGGCGAATTAGAAAAAGCAGAATCAGTAGAAATGTTGAGATACATTGAAAATGGTTTTGCAATTAAAATGATAGAAGTAGAAGATCACGGATTATCCGTAGATACACAAGATGACTTAAAAAGAGTCGAGGAGTTTTTAAATGCCTATAATTGATATTACACCAATGAATAACAATGTCAATTTTGAAAAGTTCAAAAGATATTTTACAATAACTACTGAAACTAAAGATTGTTTTGATTACATATCTGGACATTCAAAACCTTATCTTGTCACATTACAAGAATGTATCAATGTTGGTATCTATGGACCTAACACACAAAGATATGGCACTGAAAAACTTTTAGAACATGTTATTGCTTTGATTAAGGGCATAGACGGTAATTCAATAGACATGCAAAACTTCTCTGAACAAACTGCTGACAATGAACAGAATATGTTATACCATTGTTGTAAGATTATGTATCTTATAGAACAATATAATACTGTTGGTCTACATTCTACAATGCAGGCACTAACAGAAGGAAATCATATGTTCGTGCATCCAGGTTGTTCTCGTATACATGCACATTCATATCTACAGGCATACGATGAAAAAATTATTGTTTGGGACAGACATAAC